TAGAGAAAGCTCAAGAAAACTTAAGACTTATGACAAGACACATGAATAAAATTGAGTCTATCATTGAGCCGAAGCTAGGTACAACTAAAGTATTTATAGATAAAGCACCTAAAACTGCTAAGTATACTAAGAAAGGATTGTATACAGCTACTACAGCTAGAATATTATCTGAATACTTAGGTAACAAAGTAATAGGTGAAGATGCGTTATCTAATAATCCACCAATACAACCTGGTCAAGAGTTTCAAAGAAGTAAAATAGAGAAAGTAACATTGAGTAACATGGAACTAGTTAAGCAATGGCTACTAACTATTGGCTGGAAACCAGATGACTGGAATGTAAAGAGAGGACATACAGGTAATTGGATACGTACAGGACCTAAGCTTACATCAACTTCACTAGCAAAACTAGGTAGACAAGGTAAGCTAATTGATAGGTACTATACTATTAAGAACCGTAAAGCAACCATTGAGTCTTGGTTAGAAAGGATTCAGAAAGATGACACAGGAAACTATCGTCTTCATGGTAGGATGTTTACTATTGGTACTCCTAGCTTTAGATGCCGTCACGAAGTTATCGTTAACCTACCAGCAGTGGATGCAGAGTATGGTAGAATGCTTAGGGAACTATTTATTGCTGAGCCAGGTTATAGGGTTGTTGGTGCGGATTCCGCTGGGAATCAGTTGCGTGGTTTATGCCATTACGTGGGAGATAAATCCTACACAGACTTGGTGGTCAATGGGGATCAACATACACGCAATGCTGATGTTCTTGGTTGTAGTAGGAGCGTGGCTAAGTCTTTTCTCTACGCTATTCTATTTGGTGCAGGTGATGCAAAGCTTGGCCAAACTCTTACGGGGGTAAGCAGTGCACCTAAAGGTAAAGAAGCTAGACAAAAGTTTATGGCTAACTTACCTGGGTTTGAGCAGCTAGTTAACAAACTACGTGGAGTATTTAATCAGTATGGTTGTATACCAGGACTAGATGGTCGTAAGATCTTTGCTAGATCTGATTACCAAGTACTTAATTATCTATTACAAACTACTGAAGGTATTACTTGTAAAGCAGCTTTGAGTTATGCTATGAATAAAATTAGAGAGGAAAAGCTTGATGCTTATCCTGCTATATTCTATCATGACGAGCAAGCATGGATTGCAAGTGATAAAGATTCTAAACGTGTAGGTGAAATACTACAAGAGTCTTTTCGTGAAGCACCTAAATGGTTTGGTGTTGAATGTATGGACGGTGGTGATTATGTAATAGGCAACTCATATGCGGAGGTACACTAATATGGCTAAAGTAATAGTAAAAATAGAAGTAGAAGAAGATGCTGATGTACAAGAAGTAATTAGTCAATGCGATTATAATTTTACGCATGATAAAATAATATCAACTGAAATAGTGGAGGTTAAAGAATGCACACATGGGTAGAAGTATACTATAACCTACATAAGAAAACCTTTTCAGTAAGACACGCAGGTAGAGTATGGTTTCATACTAATGTACTAACGTTACATAATTGTAAGTTTGCAGTACAACCTGCTGGTCGAGCAAAGGTTCTTGAAGAAAAGAGAAAGAACGTACACGCTTTTATAAGAGGATTCTTTGTTAGAGGTGATGATCATACTAACCATAGAATGCTTCATAAGTCACAAGCAATGTACAACCCGTATAAAACTTCTACATTTGTAGATATAGATACGGGCGAACCAGTATATGAAGCTGATACAGTTTACCTAAATAATTGTTGGCCAAGACCGGAGATTTATTATGAGAGTTCCAAAGGTTCCAGTAAAAATAAAGCTTCCGTTAATAAACCCAGTAGCAAGAGCATTGCTGCGTGAAAGGAAAGCTAAACAGGTTATACCTGATAAGAAAAAATATAATCGTAAACGTGATAAATATAAGGACATTACATGAAATTATTTATTGATGCCGATAGTATTATGTTCAAAGCTGCTTGTACTCAAGACACTAAACATGATACAAGAGTAGTAACACGTAAGATAATCGAAGATTCTATTGCCGATTGTTTTGCTGATGAAGTTTACATTGCCGTTAAAGGTAAAGATAACTTCAGATATAACATTTACTCTGACTACAAATCTTCTCGTAAAGATAAGCTAGAAGATAAACTAAAAGAACGTCTTAATGATGCTCATACTTATCTACTTAAGGACTGGTCTGCTGTACAATCAGATGGTATGGAAGCAGATGATGTAGTTTCAATCTGGTCTTATGAGGCTAGAGAAGCTGAAGATGATTTTATAATCGGGCATATTGATAAAGACATAAATCAAGTGCCTGGTAACCATTACAACTATAACTCTAAACAGATCTACTTTGTAGATGATGATGAGGCGGACATGAACTTCTGTACTCAATTACTTATAGGTGATAATGGTGATGATATACCTAAAGTAAAAAGAGGTTATGGTATTAAGACAGCACAAAAAGCTCTTGCTGGTACTACATATGATAATCGTATGGATACAGTAGTAGACGTATGGAAACAACTGTATGGTACAGGGTGGGAGAAGCAGCTTAATATGGTTGGTAACTTAATTTACATGAAACGTACATGGGATCTTGAGGAGTGGAATTATGAAGATCGTTATACCGGGAAAGCCAATGAGCGCAAACCGAATGGAAGGGATACGAGCGATACGAACGAAGGACGGAAGGAACTTCACGCAGACGTATCCAACCAAGGAATATAAGGAGTTTCTTGAACGATTCAAAGAAGCTACTGAGGATCAAAGTTGGCAGTTCGAAAGGGCTGCCGACATTAAAATAGTATTTAACGCTTTCTTTAGTAACAGAGCGTCAGACCTAGACAACGTATTAAAACCGTCTTTAGATGCTTTACAAAAAGTATTTGAATGGAATGACCGATATTGTTATGAAATAGAAGCACATAAACACCTCGTAAAAAGAGGCGAGGAGAAACTGGAGATTGATATTGAACAAATCTGTAGACAATAAGCGCTATCCTTGCGAAGATTGTGGAAGCTCTGATGGTGTAATGCTAGACACTAGCGATGACCATACATATTGCTTCGCATGTGGGACGTATCGTAATGAAGATACTAAAGTATATACTAAGATTAAAGGAGTAACGAGTAATGAACAACCCAATGCCAATACAAATAATAATGGACAACCTGACATCACCGATATTGATAAGTATCCTAGTCTTGGTATTACTAGCCGAAGTATTTCGTCGCATGTGACCGAATACTTTGGAGTAAAAACCCATCAATACGATGATAAGCCAGCACATTTCTATCCATATGGAGATGACTGCTACAAAGTACGCATACTACCTAAAGAGTTTAGAATGATAGGTAAAGCTAAAAAGCTTTTCGGTCAAGATAAATTTACTGGTGGTAGGATGCTAGTAATTACTGAAGGCGAACTAGATGCACTAACAGTAGCCCAAGCTTGTTTAGACTTTAACAAGAGAATATATCCTGTTGTATCTATACCGTCTGCTAACCAGCTACAAATATTATTACAACAACGTGAATGGATTAGACGCTTTGATTCTGTTATAATATGGTTTGATAACGATGATGCTGGTTCAAAAGCTATACATGAAGCCAGTAAAATTATTGGCTTTGATAAAGTCAAAATAGTTTCATCAGATCAAAAAGATGCTAGTGATTTATACATGAAGTATGGTGCAAAAGAAGTTACTAATGTAATATGGAATGCACAAAAGTATAATCCAGCCGGCATACTTAGTGGTGAAGTTATATGGGATAAGTTTATAGAACGCCAGAATACTGAGTCTATACCATACCCGTCTTGTCTAAATGGCCTTAACGATAAACTAAAAGGCATGCGTCAAGGTGAGATAACACTATTTACTAGTGGTACAGGCTCAGGTAAATCTACAGTTATCAAAGAAATTATTTGGCATTTACTACGTACAACTCAAGAAGACCGCATTGGTCTAATATCTCTTGAGGAAAGTGTAGGTGACACAGCTGAAAAGTTTATTGGTATGACTATTAATAAACGTATTGGTGATGTGCCAACAACAGAAGAGGAACTACGTACTGGTTTCAATCTAGTATTTAAAGACGAAAGACTTATACTACTAGACCATCAAGGTTCTGTTGATGATAGCTCTTTGATAGACAAGATAGAGTACATGGC